GAAAAAACCTATAAATTTTTGTTTCGTATTCTTTTTGATTCTTCTGTTAGTATCTACTATCCAAAAAACGATATTCTTCGTTTGTCTGACGGCAAGTGGATTAAAAAGAAATCTATTAAAACACTACACACAAGTAAAAAAAACATTTTTAGTTGCGTGGGAAAAACCATACTACAAAAAAATATAGAAACTGGAGAAATTATAGCAAGTGGATCTGTGTTGGATGTAAATTCGGTAACAACGCAACAAACAAACATACACCAAGTATCTCAAATATATTTTACATCTACCAACGGAACTTTTTTAAGTGGCACACAATATCCCATAGAGTTTTTCAACAATTCTGGTGATTTGATTATTGAACCTAGATTATTTTCATGTGTTCAGTCCGTAAAAATTTTAAATGGCGGAACAGGATATATTGTAGGAGATTTAGTAGAGTTTTCAACAGAAAATAAAATATCTGAAGCTAAAGGAAGAGTGTCTGGAATTAATTCGTTGACAGGAGCAATTCAAAAAATAAAAATAGAAAATTCTGGATTGGGGTATGATGGCCCAACAACAGCAACAGTGAATAGTAGTAATGGAGTTGGATTTGTGGGATTGGTTTCTGTTGGAGCTCTTCTTGAAGAAGAAGGATACTACTCAAACAATGATGGTAGATTGAGTACGAATAAGGTAATGCAAGACAATCATTATTTTCAAGAATTTTCTTATGTGTTAGAAACCGATGCGGTACTTAAAAAATACAAAGAAGCAGTTCTCAGATTATTACATCCTATAGGAACATCGTTTTTTAGCAAAGCAAGAATTCAAAGATGTGTGTCTGGTTCAATAGATAAAGTAACGGATGTTTCCAGATATGAAATTCCTTATATCAGTCATTATAATTGTTATTCACTAAACACTTTTGACAACTTATATGATTGGTTTCAAAGTGATGGTATTACCACAAATGCAGTTGGCGATTCTTTTTTTACAGGAAACCTCGCCCCTATTCGTTACTATCCCACAGTTCATGACGAACTACTGATACAAGGAAATCAAAATCCTATATCAAACGGCGTTGGCATAGTAGTTGCGGCTGGTGTGGAATTTGGTGCAGATGTTCTTCCTGCGGGAACGCAAATTTTCTCTCAGCTTTATCCTCCTTCCAATCCTAATGTTAGATATGCGGTCACCACAGTTGCAGCGAACGCAGACGATATCTCTGTTACAGGGGCAGCTCAAGGGTATAGTGGAGACGGCGTATATATTGGAGATGGAGCTGAAATGGATATTATTGGTGGGGGTGCCGCAAACTTGTTTGTGGTATACTCTCATCCCAATACAAGATTGACAAAACCACAACTGATTAGAATTCCTATAAAACAGAAAGCTGGGTTTTTAGGTGCGGTCGGCGCAACAGGGTCTGTGGGATATTGGCCGGAATGGACGCGAAGTATAACCGCACAAAGACAAGAATGGGCAGCAGGATTTACTGAAGGATCACAAAATGCCTTTGTGCAATTTGACAAAAATACAGAATTTAAAAAAATAAACATAGGAGGATTTCTTGGTATACCAACAGGAACAGAATTTAGTTGTAATGAGGTGATAGCAAAAGATTATATTCCTAAAGTTATTATTAAAACAATAAATGAACAAATACCACCAACTAGCGTAAACGATGCAGTAGGAGTATATTCAGTATTTGAGAAAGTTTCAGGCGACGGTTCTGGTGCAATATCCACAATTTTTGAACGAAGAGGCCTAACTGCGGGAGAATTTAGAGTATCATTAGAACTAGAAAACACAGAAAATATTGATCTCTACTCTATACCTTGCCATACAGGACTTAAAGCAGAGTTGTTTATGTACAGAAAAGATACAAATAAAGCAATACTATTGCAATCTGTATCTGAAATGGAAGCGCTAATTCCTAATTTTAATTTTACATATACTCAGAACTCTAGAATACAAAAAAATAGTCCAAGAACTATAACCGTGAACGACACACTGCTTCAAGCAAGAGACTCCCTTTTATTGCGGGTATTTTACACAAATAAATTAGGACTTCCTGTTATAGGTTCAGAGTCTGAAGTATATTTTCAATACAGTCCACTTAGTATTTCTGCGGATGATGTAGTATCGGAAGATGGTATTCATTCTTACCCTGTTTGTGTTCCAGTAACAATCGGGGGAGTCCCCGCGCCAGATACACTAGATTATGTTGATGCAGCAGGAAGTATCATACCAAGAATCACAGGAATCAACGGTAGTGATACATTCAATGTGGTTTTTTCACAGTCAAACACAGGAAGTTTTGACTACTTTAAAATTCCAAACAATGGATTAAGGGCGGTTGTGTACTCTTATGATCACGATAGAGGATCAGATCCAGGTTTATATTATCGTCCCATTTGGACATCAGCTCCCATATCGGTAACTGGATCGCAGTTTCAAGTAAATTTGAATGGTAAAGGAAATACTATTGATGGAGGAGATCCAAACGATCAATACTATACACCATCCAAACCTTTAATTTTAATAATACAATATGTAAACAATAACGGTGTTCCTATCGGTGAAAATGGAGGATACGATTGGTTGGATCAGTACGGTTACGCTCCAGGAGCAACTTTTGATTTTGTTGAACCAAATAACGGACAAACAGCAAGCAATTATAGACACCTATTGTATCCACGGCCGTGGCATCTATTTAACTTTTTGTTCAGTAGCGACATGTAAAATTTAGAATAAATACATCTACCATGACCTGCGACCCACTACGACAATCTTATAAAACCCATGTTACAAAATCTATTTTAAACTCTTTTAGTGTTTTTGGGGAGGATAAATGGTTTTTAAGCATAGGCAGATCCACTCCATGGCCAACAACTCAAAATGCAGGACTTACGCAAGGAGATGAGGGTAGTATTCCTGTAACATCAGATTCTGACGCAGACACTAAAGATTTTTGGGTTGGAGCAATAGCTCATAAAAGAATTCTTCCATCTGATGTTTCTATTGTTATTCCAAAATATACATGGCAATACAAAAGAGTCTATACACCATATCGGAATACGATAGATTTGTTTTCCGAAACAGATAATATAGAATTTTATGTATTGGTAGAAGAAGAAAGAGTGTATAAGTGCATTGATAATAATTATGGTTCAGAATCCACAATTACTCCTGTCCACACAGATTCTGAGATACGAGAACTTTCTGATGGTTATAAGTGGAAGTTTATGTATCAAATACCAGAATCAAAACGAAAATTTATAAGTGAAACAATACACGATGCGGCGCAAAATGTTGTTAAGTTAGGTTATATGCCTGTTGAAAATATAGATTTTCTACGACAAAATGATGACAGAACACTTCAGTATTATGTAAAACAATCTGCTGTAAATGGGTCTATAGATTTTATAGAATTTAATAGTAACTATAAATATTCTGTGGTAACAACAGGATGCTTGTTTGCAGATTCACAGAATGATATAGTGTTTAATTGTGCAGCTGGAGCGACCACAGTAACCATATCTAGTTCCATTTTAAACCAGTCAGACGATTCCTATAATAACTATATTTTTAATGTTTACGACGGAAAGGGATCAGGACAGCGACGAGTTATATCCTCATATAGTTATGGAGTTACCGCAGCAAAAGGAGTTGTGGTTTTGGATTATCCTCTTGTAATTGGATTGAGTGCAGGAACAAGTAAATATTCCATACTTCCACACATAAAAATAACTGGAGACGGTTCATCTGTAGGCAGCACACTCAACCCACAATTAAACAGAGCGGATGTTGGAGTAATTGTTGGAGACAAAGTAGAAAGCACAAACACAACATACCAAAATTATATTTCTGGATTTTCAATGGTGGACACAGGTAAGAATTATAGCAACGCAGCATTTTCTGTTGTGGCAGGAATTACAGGAATAGGTGGCGCCGTAGATCTGACTAATATCGCAAATATTGTTTTGCCACCAGCAGGAGGTCATGGTTATAATCCTGTTTCTGAATTAGGGGCAGCGTCACTTATGATAATTTCTGAACTGGACACACAATACGGTAATATAGTTACAACAAAAAATGATTATCGACAAATTGCAATTATTAAAAATCCATTACTCACTGAAAAACAAGTTCGTTTACGACTAAACGAGACTGGTTATACAGGATCGTTTTCTGTGGGATTATCTGCATTTCAAGGATCAACTTCTAATGCAGGCCAAGCAAGAGACATAGTTAGAGGAACAGTTTTAGAATGGAGACCAGGAGCAGGAGTATCAGGAAGTAGTGGATCTGCTGAATTGGTTATAGGTAATATTTCCACCACAGGAAGTTTTAAAACAGGGGGATTGGTACACCAAGGAGCTAACAGTTTCTCTATTTACTCCGTAGACGAAAAAACAGTTGCAGGAACAGAAGGAAGAAACCTATTGCAACTAAGACTTGGTTCTGTTAATTCTTTATTTTCAGGGGATGGAACGGATTTTCTGCCTGGAATGCTCTGTGTGTCTGTAGGAAACAAAGATTTAAATATAAAAAACACGCACAGCACAGGAGAAATTTACAGGTGGAATCCTAGTCTAGGTTTAAAAACAATAGGAAATTTATATCTAGAATCTGTAAGAGGAATTCCTGCTATTAATGAAAAAGTTACACAGACTTCTCTTGATATAGACGAATTGGGTGCGGAAATAGGAAAAGTTATTGATACTGTGGAAAAATATGAAGGAACAAAAACCTACCCACAAGATCTAGCAATGACTGTTGTTGGTTCTCCAGAATTTCCACTCGGTTTTAATTCTTTCACAAAAGACTCTATTGTATACGGATTAAACAGTCAAGGATCGGAAATAGCCAGTGCAAGAGTATTGGATTGGGATGGAATTGATGCCTCAATTTCTGCAACCCTCCACCTAACCAATATCAGTGGATTATTTGAAACCGCAAAAGGAATTGTGTATACAAGTGAAAACAGCGGTATAACGACAGGCGGTCTATCAGGTATAGCCTATCTTCCTAGTTTTGTATCAGGATCAGGAGAACTTGTCTACATACAGAATATGAATCCGATTACTCGCGACCCCGAACAAAAAGAAGAAATTAAAATAATTTTCAATCTCTAGAGGAGAGTCTTGAATGCCATACAATCCAGACATATTTAATACTGATCCATACTACGACGACTTCAATGAATCCAAAGGATTTCTTCGTATGTTGTTTCGACCAGGATATGCAGTTCAAGCAAGAGAACTTACTCAACTTCAAACAATACTACAGAATCAAATCGCTCGATTTGCAGACCATACCTTTGAAAACGGATCAATGGTTATGGGCGGAGAAGTATCGGAAAACTATGTTAATTACGCAAGAGTTACTGGAGTATCAGGGGTAAATTATATCACAGACCTTATAGGTCTTAGTATTGGAGACGGAATTAGTGGTCACAGCACTGCAAAAATTATTCATGCAGAAAAAGGATTTACCGCAGGCGACTCTAACGCTGTTATATTTTTTAATTACCTTTCTGGTGGCACAGGATTTTCTGTTGGTACTGTGTTGGGTGCAACCGCAGCAGACAGTACAAGTATCAATCTTACAATTACAGGCGACTACAAGATTGGTGGCATAACCGCAGACGCAGTAAACAAAGCCCTAGTCGTTGGTGTTCAATCAGGAATTCGATATGTTGACGGATACTTTGTTGTAAACGCAGCGCAGCAAATAGGCGCATATTCCCTTACAGGAACATCTGCAGCGAATACTTTGCTTAGACTATATAACAATCCAACAGTAAGCATAGGATTTTCCACAGTAAAAGAAATTATATCAGCAGATCAAGACGAGTCAATAAACGATCCTGCATTTGGATACTATAACTATGCTGCTCCAGGCTCGGATCGTTATAAAATCGGTCTGAACATTACACAGAAAAACTATAATCCAACAGCAACCGATGCCGAGGATGGTTTTTCTAGAGACACCTATCTAGAATTTATTCGTGTAAAAGACGGCTTAACAATAAAGAAAGAACTGTATCCTGAGTACGCTGTTCTTGAAAAGACTCTTGCACGAAGAACATATGACGAATCGGGAAATTATACAGTAAGACCTTTTGAAATCCATCTGAACACTGCGGGAATTGGTCTTACTCAAATTTCTGCCGATATGAGTTCAGGCAAGGCGTATATCAGTGGTCATGAATTTGAAACTCAAAGCACAACAAAAGTAATAATGGATAGAGCAAGAGATACTCGTTTTCAATTAGGAAAACCTTTGATGGGTTCTGTTGGCCCGTTTGTACTAAGTTCTTTGGGTGCTACTGCTTCTGCTGTTAACGCACTCACAGGATTTGATCTAAGCACAATGCCAGAAGTTTACCTAAGCGCAGGATCAGGCGTAGGAGCAACATTCTCATCAATGGGAACTGCTCGTTTCCGAGGATTGCAATACACAAACAGCGAGAACGGTTTAACCGCATACAACCTGCACTTGTTTGATATTTCAATGACAGGTGGGCTAACATTTGGTGGAGTAAATACAGTATTTCTGCGAAACAATGCGGGTCAAACAGGCAGTCAATTTGTAAATTTAAGCAAAACAAACGGAGCAACTGTACTGCAAAATAATAAGGAATCGTTGTTGTTTCCGTTTCCTGTAGGTTCTAGTATTAAAAGCATAGGAAATGACGGCACTACATCAATTGGAAATGTAGACTACGGAACTGTATTGATTTTTCCAAATGTTGTTTTTAGTGCTGGCGGAACAGCAATCGTGGACATAACAACACTGACTGGTTATCCTACAACAGCAAATAACCAAGTTCAGATAAGATTTCCCAACGGTTACAACAATTCCACATATCCTAGTCAGGATGTTATTGTGTTGGGAGCATCAGGTCAAAGTCTTACAGGAACTATTTCTATCACAGGTTCAGGTGTATCCGATTATTCACAAGCATATATCACAACATCACCAGCCTACATTAGCAAAAAGGCAACTGTTCATGTTGCTGTGGATTTAGGAAAAGCATTTGATACCGATTACCTTAAAAGAACCAAGACATATATCACTGAAACTTTCACACTCACAGGCGGTGCTTCTTACCTGTGGCAAGAGTTTAGATTTGATAAGGGCGCAGCGCCATACAAATTCTTGAGTACAGTGCAAGGGGCACCAACTGTGGATGTAATCAGCATTGTGTCTATTACAGGTTATGTGAATAATGTCGCTAATCAAAATATCAAATCGTATTTTAATCTTGACGGTGGCCAGCGCGATAACTATTACGATTGGTCACGATTAGTTCTTGCGCCAGGATACACCGCTGGTACTGCAGCGTCACTATCAGGCCCAATGAATATTACACTCACAAGATTTGCACACAGTGGAGTTGGCCCTTTCACTGTGGATTCGTATGGTTTTACGGCAGGATTTGCATACGAAAACATTCCTGTGTTTACTAGTCCGAAGAGTGGCACTAAAACTAATCTGTGTGATGTGCTAGATTTCCGCCCAATTCGAGTAGGAACA